GCTCTGTCGGTTTTCGCTGTCTTCGGAACCGTTGCGAAACGATTCCCCGGGACAAAGGAGATCTCTCCGTGGAGTGCAGCGCAAGCACTGCCCCACTGGGTTCCCAACCACTGCGGTAGGAACCAAATGGCACCACGGGTCAATGACGGGATGTTAGCTATTTTGTCGGGTACAGTGGTCTTCCCGCCTTTTCTCGAGTACGTAGCGCCCGGGCCAAAACGCCCCTCAGCAAGCTGAGGGGGAGCATGCCCGATCCAATCAACTATCTTTTTTCGCATCAGAGAGAGGACCTCCCTAATACGCCCTTCCGGTGTGCCTTCCCACGAGGAGAAAAGCACGTTTTCCGGTAACCAAGGGGCTAGTCGTTCATTGGTACGATAGCAGTCGCGTTCTCCCTGCCACCACTTGTCCTTCGCCTTGCGGCTCCGGTCGTGAGATGTTGGCAAGCCTTGAAACTTCCGCAGCAATCCAGCCGCGGCAGCGTCAAGGAAGTACGCGCCCGCATTCGTATAACTACGCGGATCCGGACTCACATCCGAGATCCCATCCCAATCCCCGTCCTTGAGCTTCTGGCTCAGAATACGGGAAACAGGAGATCCGAGGCCCTCGTAGAGACGAAGGGCAACACGCGCCACATCACTTGGCAGCATGCGCTTTGACGACATGTTACGCTCCTGGTTTTAAGTAGGAGCGTAGCCGCTGGAACCGCTTTGCTTGACCAACGTCGCGCCCAGGAGGTTCAAACCCTGGTAAATCGCTTCGTTGATCTGGCTCGACGGGATTCCTTGCGGAATGGTGATCATGCCATCAAAGACGACGCGATCCTTCGCACCATAGAGAGTCGTGGTCGAGTCCTGGACAGCATACGGCGAAACGAAGTTAAACTTCATCTGCCGCGCCGTCTTCGGACCGTTCCAGTTCGTCCACAGCTTGAAGAGACTGCGAAGTCCGACCGGAAGGCCGGCCGCTGCACCAGTGTCCTGGCGCCAAACGGCGGGGGAACCATCACCCCCGGAGCCCGACAGAGCGTCATAAACGATGTCGGTAGTACCGTCAGATTTCTTGACGGTGATGCTGGCCATAGTAGGCATTTTAGTCCTTAAACCCCATTAACGGGTATAGGAGAGTTAAGAAACCAAAAGGGCTTTTCACCCACGTTCCCACGAAGTTAGGTCCCGCCACTTCTGAATCTTGCGATTCTTCCGTTCTGCGGAGCGATCCTCGTAGTACTGGCGGATGTCGGACCTTTCAGACCGGATCTTTCGATCCCGGAACCCCTCAACCTGAAGGAAAGTCAGCGAAGCGGCAGCAGCCACTCGCCTCCAACCCCACGGGCGCCAGGGTCTTACACCGAAGGTCGGGCTAGTCAAACCCGGCACTCTACGCATGTGGCAGAAGTTGCCAGCCATCTCGCGATGGTCGACACCATAATGCCAGCTTCCCAGGTCAAAGTACTTCCACAGGTTGTGAAGGTACTGAACATAATGGCCTGAGACCGTCTGCGTAGACCACGTCTTCGACAACGTGAGACCCATAAAATCAGTCCCTAGCGAAAGGAACTGTTCTACGTTGAAGAACCAGTCAGCAACGAAGCTGAACGGGATCTTCTCATAAACGAACAGCGCTGGATTGGTCAGTCCAAGCTGGTTGGCGAGGTGCAGGTTCGGATTTGACACCGAAACTGTACATCCCATGCTGAGACGCTTCTCACCCGTGATATAACGATAGCTATCCCACGAGTAAGGGTTAGGGTAGTTCGCGTTGTTGGATCCCTTTTGTGGATTTTCTAAGTCCATTCGAGGAATCCAGTCCCGCGACGACACCCTAACATGTGAGTCCTTGATTGGACTCTGAAGCAGATCAACCGCCGAATAGACGTCGCCGAGGAGCGGCGCCCACCCGAAGTGGTATTCCAGGTAATTACTCGAGACACTCCGTTTGGTCGAGACCCTTTTGGGGACTGTAGCCATTCGCAAGGTCCGAGCAGCACCTAGGAAATCCCACCTGTTCAGCGCTTTACCAAACTGATACATCTGCATCAGTCTAGAGCGCATCATCGCTAACGATTGATTCATCTCAGCGAGATTCACGGCAAGATTGGCAGAGCTGGAGATTTTATCCTTCAGCTTATCGTACACGCGACTGTTCAGTGCGTTATACGAACCGGTTAAACCGATCCAATCTACGGCGCCGACTGAACGAGCATCATAAGAAGTGGGACCACTTTTCATGGTCCTTACCCCCGTTTTCCGCTCGTAGTTGAGAACGATGTCAAACGGCTTTACTTGCCGATAACCTCGCTTCCAACTGTAATAGTCGACCTCGCCCGTCCCACCGATTTCGTCGGTGAAAGGGCCCGTGACGGGGGCTACCATGGTGACAAACCAGTGGTAGTCCGCCCACTCCGCAACCACCGCAAGATGGTCGTCGAGAGTGTCTCATGTGGATCCGAAGGAATGAAAGTCGGGAGACTCCGTTCATCCGAAACCACATAGTCGCCAGTCTTACTGACGACGCCTACCTCCAACCTTTCCAGCTCGCCATGGTCCAGATGCATCCCGATAAAGACAGTGTCACCACCGTCCGTAGTTGGTAGAATCTGAACTTGCATGCTGTACTCCTTAGCCAGGTCGGCTTTGGTG